ACTCAGTAATAGAAAAATCTGTATTGGTGCGCCCGACAGGATTCGAACCTGTGGCCCCCAGATTAGGAATCTGATGCTCTATCCGACTGAGCTACGGGCGCGTGCCTTGAAACGCTTGGTTTCTGCGGGATTCCCGATATTGAACCGCCGCCCGCCTGTCAACCAAAACGGAACAAAACGGAAATATACGGCACATCACGGCACATTAATGGCACAATGTGCGGCACAGTGATGACAGAGCCAAACGGATCAGAACCATTATCAAAGGCGACCAAATAATGTCCGGAGCTCCGAAGCCTTACGTCAAAAGGAAGGTCTGGCGCCGTGACAAATTTCGCTGCCGCTATTGCGGCATAAAGGTCGTTCACAATCCGGCTATAGATCCGTCAACAGTCCGGAATGGGGCCACGGTCGATCACGTTATACCGCGATCCAAAGGCGGCAGTAACAAGAGCAGAAATCTGGTGACGTCCTGCTTCCCATGTAATTCAGAGAAAGCGGACATATCGCCTCGGGATATGTCCGCTCGCATCAATCAGGGCCCCGATCGACACCCGGCGGCTTGACGCCGCAATCCACCGCTTCGGTCGAGAACTTGTTCCAGAGTTCGCACCACCGATAGGCGAGCAGGTTTTTGCGGTCCCCCCAATCAAGAGCGCTGCTCACCCAGCTTTCGTGCAGATCCTCGCTATCGACAGCGCCTTGTGGATATTCCGGGCGGGGATCGTCCCTCTGGTCCGTTTCAATCTGGGCCGGCGCCGGTGGCAGGAAATTCACATTGCTGTCCCTGCCGCCGCAACTCGGCACAGCGACGATTACGCTGGCGATCAGTAAGGCCTTGATCTGGAAGTTTGCTATTTTCATTGTCGAGTTCCTTTCTACGTTCGTCGATTGCTTTTTTCCCGCCATCAGAAATGGCCTGGTCCCGCCTGTCCTGCGCGACCTTCGCCTTCCATCGGGCATCAACCTTTTTCTGGACGTCCTTCTCCCAAGCAGCGGCCTCGATCGCCGTGCCGTGCTGACAGCCGGTGAAGAAACCGATTGAGCCGAACAGCAGCGCCACGATTACAATCTGGACGATATTGCTGATCGTCTCGACCTTGCCGCCTGAAAGTCCTTTTTTGAGCAAAAGCCCGGCGAGCCATCCCATTCCGATCATCGTTCCGTTCCCTCTTCCAGTGTTTCAATGACGTCTGCGGCATCATCCGCCGCATCAGCGACCTCTCTCGCCGCATCGGCTGCTCGGCGGCTCGTGCCTGCCTCGAAATCCTTATATTTTACGCGGATCCACTCAGCTCCAAAGGCTATCAGGCACATGAACAGCGCAAAGCCGCCAGACATGATCGACAGATATTTGACCGCCGATAGCGTGACGGTGAACAACGGGCTTTCTGGATCCAGACCGAGCAGCGCCGCGCGTTCGACCTTGCCGATGTAGAGCCATATCCAGACCGAGTTAGAGATAATCCCGCCAATCATGGAGAGGGTGCAAGCCGCCTGCATCTGGCGCGGTGTCAGGTTGACCAGAACCATAGTTGCGCGAGCCAGGACGCGGAAAGGAGTGCCTATCCATTGAAGTATTCGGGACGTGCGCTCGGCCCAGTTCATGTTTTTTCTCTGCGCAGTAATTCCGCGACCAGACGGTCAAATATCGCGCGCCGATCTTCGACCCCGATGAGGCCGCCATTGATCTTGCGGGTTTCGTCCTCGACGCCCGGCGTATCAGCGAGCCGGTTGATGTCATTATCTTCCCAGAACCATGCCGCAGACATCACGCCGCCCTCGATCGTGCCGATCCATTCGACAGCCTTCTCAACCGTCATGCCCATCGCCTTGGCAAAGCGCTGGTGATTTTCACGACCGGTCAACTGCGATGGACCATTGCCCCGGAAGCGCCAGCCATCACCGCTTTCGGGTGGCCCGTTGCCCATACGGTTCGCATAGACATGGTTTGCGATTTCTTCCGGCTTGCGATCAAGCGCCAGCGCCAGCCCGTTCGGCTTGCCGCCCTTGCGCCCGCTGACCGAAAACCGGGACGGCCAGACCTCTGCCATGCGTTGCGCGGAATAGTTCATGCCCTCGCGGACACCGACCTTGAACCCGCCTTCATGGGCCTGGGTGGTCAGGAAGGCGGCAATGCGGCGAATATTGTCGATGCCGAACTTGGTACAGGCCGCGCGGATCGGCGCCACCCACGGTTCCAGGTCAGCGACCGATAGCGAAGGCTTCGCCACGCGCAGCAAGGCGGCATCAATATCGTCAATCGGGCTGCCTGTTTCCGGAGATGCGTGATCGACCGGCTTTGCCGCAGAGAACAGGCCAAGAGCCTGCGCAATCGCGGTCGCGGTATTGGGCCCCCACTTGCCATCCGGATCCACGCCGACATGCTTTTGAATTTGTGCCAAGATGCTCATATCACTCTCCATCACCGGCCCGCCCGAGGCGCGCCCATAAAAAAGCCCCGCAGAAGCGAGGCCCGTTCCATCAAAATTTCATTCGCCGGTCAGGGCATTTTTCCCCACAACCGGTTGAACCATTCAAATCCGGGCTGAAGCGCCACCGGGCCAAGCGCGCCCATGATGACCGCACTGATCAGGATCACGCCGAAATTGGGCCGGATCATCAGGACCAGTCCAAAGGACACCAGCGCCAGCGCGAACAGGATCTCGCGGCTCAATATCTTTTCCCGTTCAATCATCTCCTGATCGGTCTCCACCCTCGACGCCATCACACCGACCCGGAACCGCGACCCCGCAGCGATGCAGGGCACCTGAAGCAAAGCGGCAAAGCCCAGATAGATGATATCCCCCATATTGGCCGCGAACCACGCCGATAGAGCGGAGAACAGGGCCACCAGAACATCGGGCGTCCTTTCGGTATAATTCATGGGACTGGCACCGCTATTTTGCCGGTTGCGACATCAGCAAAAGCCGCAATCATCGCCGGGATCAGAAACACTACGGAAAACCGGACTATCAGGCGCTTTGCCGTGGCCATCCAGCAGAACAGGCTGATCAGCATCATGTAGAATAACGCCATCTGCAGCGCATTGACCGGTGGATGATAGCCCAGACCAAGTTTGAAATTGGCACCATTCAGCACCGGCAGCACGAACAGTGCCGCGGACAATCCCCCGGCCATCATCACATGGGCGACACCATCGCTGGTCATCCGGATATCTTGATCAGGGCGTTTCTTGACAATGCGAAGCCAGCCATATCTGAACAGGAAGATCGAAATCATGATGCCGATCATCGTCACGGCATAGCGCAGGCCATAGAAAACAACCGTGCCCCAATAGTGCGCCAGGTAATGCGTGGTCATGCCGTTTCCAGCTCAGCTATCCGTTCCTCAAGCGCCGATTGCCGGCGCGCCTGCGCGGTCATCAGGAACATCGTGAACTGGTCCGGACGAAGCCCGTAAACGTCACCCGCTTCCCTGGTCAGGTCTCCCTGCGCGTCGGGGACGATATCTCCGGCTTCGTCGAGAACATCAGCATATTCGGCATCCCAGCTATCATGGCAGGCAAAAGCATATTTATGCCACTCGTCCTCGCCCAGATGATCATCAAGAATAGCAATGACCCGCTGCACACGCGCACCGAAATGATAACGCGCATCCTCGCCCTTTACGGCGATGCTATCATTCCACTGATAAAAACCCATCTCGTCGATGATCTGCAGCGCGGCCGCATATTCATCATCGGTCATCGCCCCGCGCCAAGTTTTCTCGCGCTCGTCCGAGGTGTTGATCGAACCGGTAGCGGCATAAACGACCGCAAAACGGGTCGCGCTACCGCCCAGATTAGCTGTACCGTTTGTGTAAGGTTGAAAATTACCCGAGTTATTGGCGCTCAATATTTCACGCCAGTTGCTCCAACTTCCCGATAATTTTGTCCGCAGGAAGAATGGATTAGAACTTACATAGGGAATGGCAAACTGTGTCATATTGCCGCTACCATCCTTGGCGGACCCAGCTTCGAATGAAAATGCATAATATAACGATCCGAACGGTGGATGATTTAACGAACCGGCATTCAAAATCTTCTTTCCGCTCCCAGAAATAGCATTTGAACCATCGTTCCAATCATCAACACCAACAGTCGTATCGCCGCCAAAGCCACCCTGTATCGGACCAGGAGCTTTAAACGGCTCTCCATCCGCCCTGCGCGCCACGACATGCCCTCCCGGTATCTCCACCCCGGCTCCTGCGGATGTCCGGGCCAAAATTGTGTCGGTGGCTTTCAGGTGATTCTGGTCGGCAAATGCTGCCCAATCTTGTTCGTCTGCCATATTATTATCCTTGCGCTCCTGTGATCGTTCCATTGTTGGTTACGTTGACTGTTTTGCCGTTTTTGCGGATGGCATAGCCGGCAGCGCCGCCATTCGTTCCCGACGCAACATTGGCACCGGCAGCGGCAAATCCGCCACCATTGCCGCCTGCAGATGAATAGCTCGCGCTGCCAAGCGCGCCACCCGCGCCGCCGCCACCGGTCGTTCCGGATGAACCGTTGCTGGCCTGCGTTCCGCCATCGCTATTGCCACGGATCCCGCCCGCGCCGTTCGGAGCGCCACCGCCGCCGCCGCCGCCGCCGTAAAAGATCGGCTCTTCAGCGACATAGAGGCTTGTACCTTTGCCACCACCACCACCGCCGCCGCCGCCCTTGATTTCACCACCGGAATTCACGACGATATCAATGTCTTCCAGCGCGTTGAACGCATCGCCACCGGCGCCGCCGTTGGAGCCGCCGTTATCACCGCTTTCGCCGTTCCCGCCTTTACCGCCGCCGCCAAAGACTTTGCCGGTAACGCTCAGGTCGAGGTTGATAGTGTACCCGCTGGGCCAGGTGCCGGTCGTGATGCCATTCAGGCCGCCCGCGCCACCGGTAATCGTCACACCGGTAGGAACATTGAACGTAATCGTAGCATCGCTCATGCCGGTATAGCCCGCCGCATCGGCCAAAGTGCGAAGATTGACCGGACCGGTCTGGGTTGTCAGGTTGATCGTGTCTGAAAACGCGCTGGGCGGCGTTGCCGGCGTTCCGGCAGAACCGGGCGCTGCAATCACATACCAGTTCGCATTGTCCTGATCGGTGCCGCTGGGCGCGCTGCCGGTGGTTTCCGTCGAGGCCGCATAGGTCCCGCCCGAATATTGAACCGTGTCGTCTCGATAATAGGTATCAGATCCATTCCATGCGCCACGGTTCCGGAACGTGCCGAGCTTGACCGGAACAGACCATGTGGTCACGATCGCGCCATCCTCTGCGCGCCGCTCTGCGCGAGAATAATAACCGCCTTCCATTGGCTGGTTGGTCCATCCTGCCGGGCTGGTTCCAAAGGGCGTTGCCGGTTCTGGCCCAGGGCCGGTGAACAATATGTCGATGAAATTGCCTTTGCGGCCCTGAATTGCAGCCTGCAGCGCCGCCACATCATCAGCTACATCGTCAAATTTGGTATTGAATATTGCGCGGACGATCGCCGTGTCCTGGCTGCTGTCATCCCATGCCGGCGAAAGCCCTGTCAGATAGGCGTCCAGTGCATCGATACTGGCTTGTGCGTTCGTTTGCTCCGTATCGACCGTTCCCAGCGTCGTCGCCTTTGCATCCAGCGCAGCGTGATTGGCCAGAATCGCCGCCACCTCGCGAACAAGCTGCAGCTTTTCGTTGCGGGACAATATCCCGTCATCGCCGATGCTTTCGATTTTGACAGCAGCCACAGCGGCGATCTTGTTCAGCAGCACTTGCCGGGCGGCATATACGCCCGCGAATTTGGATCGGAACGTCGCGCCTACAATGGTCGTGTTGCCCGCCAGACTGCTCCACAGAACCGGCGTCGTCAGCGTGGCCAGATAGACGGTCAGCGCAGTGATCGATGCGGCATAAGCGGTTTTCTCGGTCGTTATCCCATATATATCGGCGCTGGCCTCGATGCCGGCCTGCTCGCCCACGATGACATCGCGATTGAGAACCACATCCGGCTTTTCATCCGGCGTCAGCAGATCATCATTGGCGATGTTCGCCAATATTGTATTCGCCTGTCCCGCCGCCGCATAGGCATCGTCGGCGGTAGATTGGGCGTCAGAAGTAAGATCTTCAATCTTGGTCTCGATCGCCGCGCGCAGCGCATCAAACTCGTCCCGATACGCGAGCAACGTCGCATCCAGTGAATTGCGCACCACGACGCTATTCTGGGTCGTGTCGTTCCACGCCGGGCTGATCGCGTCGCGCAGCAAAATCCATGCCGCCCGTGCAGCGGTAATGCCCGCCGTGCTGACACTCAGGCCGGTCGCAGTAGCCGTGATCGTGGCATAGGATTGCTCGAGCACCGCATCTTCGGGAATCAGACGGCGAACCTTTTCGTCGACCGTCAAAATGCCATCATCGTCCAGATAAGACAGGGCCAGAAGCGCTGAATCTGCCGTGGCCTGCGCGGACGTCGTCGCGGCGATGGTATCGCGCAATGGCTGGTTGACCGATGGCGTCCATGCAATAAAGGGCCGGTAACCGCCCAGGACAACAATCTTGCCATCCAGCAATATTCCGCCTGCCGGCACACGGTCATAGAAAACGCCATCCGGTGCTATCCACGTATCGCCGACATTGCTTTGCGCAACAGACGGGATTGTTACCGTGGTCCACACTTTGCCGCGGGCGGCCGCAAGTTCCAGCGCCTCGCTGATATCGGCCAACAGCGCATCGGTGCCAGTAACATTCGCAAAATCCACCACTGTGGCCGCGCTGCGCCGCTCCCAATCCGGATTTCCGTCAGACGGAACCGATCCCGCTACCGGATCATCGCCAATGAACCGCCATGTCGAACCATCGCCCACGCTGACCACGTCATCCAGGCGATAAACCCGCTCTTCCGAATAGGCACCCCGAAAATTAAACTGATAGGCAATGTCGGCGGCACCGTGCACCACCCAGGTTTTTTCCGCCTCGGTGGCCAGTCGCCAGAACGGTGGATCGACCGGCAACTGGGTGACCTCTGCTATCGGGGGCAGCGTCATGCCGTCTGACTTCAATGTCTTGACCGCAGCCGTAATCGCGATCGGCGCCAGAAAAAGCTCTCCGGACCAGTTCACCCCCGCAACCGCCTTTATACTGGCTGCGATCGACTGGATCAATTCCCGCGGCGTGATCTGGTCGGCGATGGCCACCGATAAATTATAGGGCCGCGTGCCGTTAATCGCCAACAGGGAAGCGGAGGAAGCCGACCCGCTCGCGATGCCGGCTATTCTGTCGACAAGAGCGCCAGGCAGACGCGACCAACCGCCAACAGCATCGGCGCGGACATGAAAACAAACCTGACCGTCCGGAGGCGCGCCCAGACGGACCAGCCCAAGGGCCAGACAGGTGGCCCAGCTACCATTGGCAATATCGGCGGCCAGCAACGCCGCCAGCGATGCATGATCACCTGTCGAAGCGCCAAGGCTCGACAATCGGTCATAGACCGCATCGACACCCTGAATAGCCCCATAAGCAGACAGCTGATAGACATTGTCGACCGCGTCAATCAAAACGCCCGGAGCAAAGCGCGGCGCGCCCAGCAGCAACGGCTTGACCGCTCCTTCCAGTTCGTCCGGCCCCTCCACACCGCCCGTGCCGGCATAAGTATCCAGCAACACTTCATCCAGCCAGCGGTCATCGCTTTCAAACTCAACCTCTGCGCGCCCGCCCGAAAATCGCGGTTGTGACCGGATGCGACCGGCAAATAATGTCACCAGATTGGCGATCGTCGAGTCATCGAAATCCATCTGGTAGAGAGAGAAAGCCGCATCCGACCAGATCGCCGATGCCATATCGGGATAGGCCTGCATCGATAATGAAAAACTGCCCGACGGATTACCGATATCGCCCCGAAAACCGCCATCAAAAAAATCATAGCTGATCGACGGCAGCTGCGCGATCGCCGGCCACCATGTTTCGCCGTCATAATGGCACAATCCCGCGTCATCATGGCTGGCAAAACGCATGGACAGCGGGTCGCCTGCACTGTCGCGTGCATCGATCTGGATCAAATATGCTTTCATGGATTCAGTCTATCGCGACAAGATTGATCTGGGCCTGAAAGCCATTGGCCCGCGCCCACACGGTGCCGATATTGCCGACCAGAAAACCAAAATATATCCGCGATTGCCGCTGCGCATGGGCATCAGGGTCGGTCACCACCATGATCGGCGTGTCATTGCCCGCCGCTTCCAGCAATGGCTGGACCTTTTCCTCCACCTCGTCCCGGTGGACATGGCCGAAACTGATCCCCATCGCCCGCAGCTTTTTGCCGAACCGGCGCAACGGCACGCCATTCACCGAAAATTCGACATTACCCAGCGCGTTGACACCAAAAGCACCGCCAAAGGAAAAATTGCGCGCCAGCTGGATTTTCTTGCCGATAACAATCCGGCCAATCGTCACTGGAAGACTGCTTAGCGAAGCAATGGTAAAGCGGACATAGCGGCCCAGTGCCGGAGCGCCCGATGGCGCCATCCACAACGCCTTGCTGCGCCCGTGGCGCGGCGATACCGTGCCGGCCAGAAATGTCTCCGTGCTGCCGGTCCATGCTCCGGCAAAGCCACTTCCCTGCGCCGCCGTGGCAATCTTCACTTGCAACGTCCATCCCGACTGCGCCGCAACGCACCCGATCAGACTGGCCGTATCAAACGCAACATCGCTGCCCAGGTCGACCGTCACCGTGACGCTGGAAAGGCCGCTGCCGGATTTCCAGACCACTCCGATAAAATCATTTCCCATATACTGGGCATCATATCCGGACGCGGTGTTGCTGGCGCTGATCGACGACATCGCCAGCGGCTCGATGATCAAGGCATTAGTCATCAGCCAAATAACTCCAGATCGGTTGTTTCATTTTCCAGATCGATCACCATCCTGGACACCAGGCACGGCGTGTCGACCTGCTGTTCGGCGTCAACCAGATGATAGGTCGGGACACCATCGGTCGCCGGATCCAATATGATCATGTCCTGCACCCGCGCGGAAAAGCGGCGCCGGGCGACACCGGTCAATGCCCCCTCGATATTCAACGCCGCCATCGCATCACTCTGGCTGTCGAAATATCCGGTCGACGGGCTCTCCAGATTATCCCGCGCACCGGGATAGGATGATTTTATCGCCGCGTCCTCGCGCTTGACGATGCGGGCAACGCGCCCCGCGGCGACAATATCCGCTGCCACTGCGGTCATTTTGACACCGCATAGTTGCGCGAATCGAACGAACCATTGCCATTGCCCGACAGATATTTGGCCAGATTGTCATTGATGCTGTGCAGCAAATCAGTGTGATCGGTCAAAATATTGGCGGTCGCCTCGGTAAACGGATCCTGCGCCGCTTCACGCATCGGCACCGCATTGTCGATCAGGGAAATCGCGCTGTTGGTCAGATCACGGATCCGGTCAAACTGGGTGAAGAACCCATTGCCGCTGGCATCGATCTGCCGGGATATATTCAGCAACAATGACCCGCTGTCCTGAAAACCGCTCTGGTCAATTTTCTGTGAAGCGATACGCGCGGCGGTTTCTGCTGCCTCGATATCCGAAGCACTGCCACCCAATGCGCGCAACCGGTCAAGCTCGGCCTTGGCGGCCTCCGCTTCCCTGATCTGGGCGATATAGGGCGCCAGCGCTGCCTCTGCCTCCGCCTGCTGCTGACGCAAGGACAGCGGACTTGCGGATCCGGCGTTGAGCGACAACAGAAAATCTTTCAAACCGTCGCTGGCACCGCCGATCGCGGCAATCGCATCGGCCTTTTCCAGTTCCCACAATTGCTGCGCCTGGGCATATTGTTCCGCGCTCGCCCCGCCCTCGCGCAGCGCATCGGCAAGCAGCTTGTATTTGTCATATATCTGGTCGAGCGCATAGCCCAACGGATCAAGCCGTTGCTGCAACAGATCGGGCAGCTGCTCTATCATCAGCGCCTTTTCGATTGCGGTTTCCAGATCCTGACCACTGCTCAATATTTTCTGCGACGCATCGGAAATTCCGTCGATGACACCGCGGCCCAGGGCGTCCATCAACCCGGCTCTGACAGCATCTTCGGCATTGGCAAAATATTGCGTATCGGACGGGCTGCCAAAGGTCGGATCGAAACTGTATTTATCCTTATAGGTACCAATCGAACCGAGCGTGAAGCCACCTTTCAGGTTACCGCCCAACTGCTCCGATATGGATTTCAATCCCTCGAACAAGGCGTTGATCTGACCGGTTGCGGCATCGGCGCGACCGCTCCCGTTAACCTTCGCGAGAGAATATTCCAGTTCACCGCTCTGGGATATCGATGCTTGCGCATATCCCTTGTCGGTTTTCTTTAACATTCCCCCGATAATGCCGCCAATCGCCCCGAACAGGCCACCCGCCGTTCTGCTATATTTGATCCCCAGGGCACTCGAAATACCCTGCCCAACCAAATCGGAAACGGCGACCGCACCGGCATAAAGCCCGACGGGCCCGGCCAGACCGGCACCCGCTTGAAACCCGCCAAGTATGCCTGACGCTGCGGCTGTCGCCGATCCTCCTGCGGACTGGGCGGCGGCGTTGGCAATCCCCCCGACAGCCGCGCCGTTATCATTGGCGGCAGACTGACCACTGGCACCACCGGTAATAGCACCGAGCAGGCTCCCCAATGGAGACCCGCCACCGGGAAAGGGACTTCCCATGACATTGCCGGCAATGGAGGTCAGCGACGTGTCCTGCCCGGAAATAAGCGCCAGCGTCCACTGCGCGGCGATATCGGAGATAACGCCCAGACCCTGCCGCTTGAAATCCTTCCAGATATTGCCGGTGTTCCCGGAGAATAGATCGAAATAGAAATCGGAGATATACCTAATTTCCGCTTCCTGAATTCGACGCTGTTTTTCAGCAGCTTCATCCTGCGCAGCCTTAATCTGCTTTGCGGCCAAAGCCGTGGATTCTTCAAAATTGCGGTCTTGCTGATCATACCATTTGTCCAGGCTCGCCTGTTCGGTCAGCTCCTTATAATGCCCCACCAGCTCGAGCAATTTTTGAGCTTCGGCAGAGGTGATCTTGTATCGCTCCGCTACCGCCTCAACTGATGTATTTATCAACGTGGGAAACTGCCGCTCGATATCCAGATGCCTCTTGGCAACCTCTGCGGCATATTCGCCCTGCGTACGCCTGACTTCTTCAATCCGGGCAGCATCTTCCTGCGATTCCACCTGACGCTCGAGAGATTCTTCCAGGCGCTCATATTCTTTCTGCATAGCCTTGGCTGCCCGCTCCTGTTCGCGCTGTTCGGCGGAGGGACCAGATTTGCGGGATGATCCACCCCCGCCTCCACGGGTGGAGGGAGCGGTCACTGTACGGCCAAATGATGGGACTGCCGGGCTTTGGTTGGTTTTGGGCCTCCCACCGGTGACCTGACCACCGCTTTGAATTTTATATCGTGCCTCGTTTATCTCAAGATTTCGATTAATCAAATTAGCGCGGGCGTCGGCACCCAAAAGCGGATTCATAAGGTCGACATTGTTTCCGAATTTTTCCATCCGGAGCTGAAAGTCTGCCCATGCCGATCCAGCTTTCAGAGCGTAAACAGCCAAGTTGCCCAGCGCGTTGGCCAGATAGATTATACCGTCGGCATTTTGCGCCACCGCGCCTGCGATATTGACCGACAATATCCGCTGCATTTCATCGAATTTTGCGTTAGTTTCTTGTAATTTTTGAATTTCTTCTTCCGACAAGACGCCGTTCATGTCATGCAACCGGTCAGTCAGTTCGCTAACGCCATCGGCTCCCAGTGCCAATATCGGCTCCATCTGCTGATATTGGTCGCCCAGCAACTGCGCGCCGATCCGCGCGCGTTCTGATGGGTCTTCTATCGCGGTCAGGGTCTTGATGATATCCTGGAACACCTGATCTGTGGTCCGTCCGCGACCTTCGGTATCAGTCAGCGAGACACCCAATTCAGCAAAACCATCGGTAAATTTCTTGTTACCGGACGCGGCCTCGCCAATGGTCAGGGTGAGTTTCTGTAACGTGCCTTCCAGCTCGTTCTGCGAAACCCCAACCTGTTCGGCAACATATTGATATTCCTGCAGCGCATCCGTACCGATGCCGATCTGCTGCGCAGAGGCGGCAATGTTGGCGCCAAGCTCGACCGAATCGTTGACCGCCTTGACCAGCAAACCGAAAGCGGCTGCGCCTGCTGCCAGAAATGCCGCCTGTTTTGCGCCAAAACCCTTGGCCATCCGCGTACCGGCTTCTTCTCCTGCTCTTTCCGCTTCATCGCCGACACCGGAAAAGGCATCTTTGACCCCCTGCCCGAACTCCTCGCCCTTCAGGCGAAGGCGGACAAGAATATCACTTTCACCAGCCATGCCTGTTCTCCAAATGGTTAAGGCCCGCGAAGCAATTGCTTCGCAGGCTATTCTGCAAAAAAATTCAACTATTCAGTCTTTTAGTCGGCAATCCCGCCGCCAGCTTCCATTGCTGTGGAAACTCGCATATCCAAAATCGGTCAGGCACTTCCAGAATATCTGGACACCCTCCGCACTCACGTCATTGGCATCACACCAAACTTCATAATCATTGCGCAAATCCTGCGCAGCAATCCGCGCGCCCGGTTCGAATGACAACCGCTCCTGCGCCCACCGGGCAATATTGCGGCTGCGCGCCATGTTCAATTCCGGTACGCCATTCATGCTTGTTCTGGGTGCTTCCGGCAAACCCAATATAGGCCAAAGCCGCTTTGCCTTGCTGCGCCCATGCACGATCCGGCATTCCCGTACCGCTGCCAGCGCCGAACGAAACCGGTCCACTTCATCGGCGGAATCCAGAAACGGTAATATCACCGGACGGTCATCATCATTGGCAACCGGCATCTGATATTCGCCCGTCCGCCGCAAAGTGGGCAGCACTTCCGATGTGACCCATTTGCGAAAACGCACCGCTGCCGCCTTCCGGCTTTTAAAGATCAGAGCGTAAAGACCACTCTCCGAAATAACTATCTGCGTCTGCTGACGCCCCGTGACGTCGTTAGTAGCGACGCCATCTTTTTCATCATCATCTAATCCTGCGACAGCATGCCGGTGATTTACAATCTCAAGACACGAACAAACATCCTGTGCGATAAACCAAGCTTCACCATCCTGATCAATCACCCTCACCAGATGATCCTCAAAGCCGAAGCTTTGCAATGCCAGGTCGCTCATAGTCCCGCCCCCGGCTGTTCGGCGATCAGGCGCGCTCCATTCACATTCTCACCGATGCACATCAGCAATGATGCCATTTCATCGCTGACATCCGCATGGGTGATCAATGTGCCGATCAGGACGTTCGTATGGCGAAGCCGCCGTTCAATATCCTCCAACCGGTTTTTTGCCGGGGCGGCAAGAGAATGAATAATACCGGATGACGCGCATTCGGCATCTGTGCTAATTATCGTGACAGCTTGTTGCATGGGTCTCTCCATGTTGCAGGTTAGAGCCGGGTCAGTGTTTCAGCACTTGCCCGGCTTGCTTTTTTATGGCACCAAGATATCAACATGTCAATAAATGGTTCCATAAAAAAAAGAGGCCGTCCGGCAACCGGGGTTAACACGTCCATTAATGTTCGCATTCCTCCCGATGAACTGGCCGCAATCGACAACTGGATTTCAGAACAGGATGACGATATATCCCGACCAGAAGCCATCCGCAGATTAGTGCGATTGGTATTGGAGAGTGAATAATGTCTGCCGCAATAGGCCTCATTATATTATCGGCGTTATTCTGGGGTATATGCGGACTAGTTGCCGCGCAGATCGCCGAAAAAAAAGGTCATAGCGGTTGTCTTTTTCTGATTATTGGATTTGCTCTCGGCCCCCTTGGTCTAGGTATCGCCGCTCTCGTTTCTCCAAATGAGGAACGGCTTGGGAAAATAAAGATTAAACAAGGCTATGCCCGCAAATGCCCCTATTGTTCCGAAATCATCAATCACGATGCCAGGATATGCAAACATTGCCGGTCCGAGGTAGACCCCCTTCCCGATCCACCTAAATTTCTCGATGTTCTGTCAGATACTTTCAAAAGTTTCCGCTAACCCCGCGCACCAATCCTTTTTCTAAAATTCGTCACCAGATCGGCCCGAGCCCGCACAATTGCGGGATACAGGCTGACACTATTTGCATGATCCTGATCGGTCAGCAGCGCGAATATCGGCACCGTTGCCCGCTTCAAATTCTGTCCACCACGTTGTTTTGCGCGCAACTTGCCCGGCGATATCGCCTGAAATGCACCGGTTGCCGTCACTGCCCCGTCCGCGACCAGCAACGGTGTTTTGCCTGGTCGAAACAATGGCCGCAATTTGACGCCATTATGGCCTTCCCATTGTCGCGGGGTGATATCCCGTCCCCTCGACGTATTAACTGCGGCATCCAGCGGCACCGCCAGATATTTGCCCTGTTTGGCCCGGTTGACGCCCGGCGTGGTAAAATACAGCACCATGCCGCGCGACCGGTTGCCGCCATTGATAAACACCGTTCCGACCGGGTCATAGGCGCCGATATCCGCTTTGGGAAAACTGGTGGACTTCCACGCCTGCCACGCCTTTCCCTTGACCTTGGCCCTGGTCAGCGCCTCGAATTCCCGCTCCAGACCGCGCGTGGTCGCCTTGACTGCCCGCACGCCGGATTTCAGAACGAAACTGACAATCTCCCGCTCTACTTCGGTCAGCTGCGCTTCGTCGATTTCGATATCAATCTGCGGCTTATTCGACATCACCCTTTCCCTCCGCCGCGAATCCGTCCAGCATTTCAAACGCATCCATCAAAGCGGCGGGCTGATCCCCAAAACCACCCGTACAGGGAAGCAGTGGCTGGGACGCGATCAGCCCGCCTCCCCCGTTTCGCCGCAGACGAAACCACAGCAAAGCGATATTGATGATATTTTTCGGCAATATTATTTTGGGATTTTCTTCCCAGATTTCGCCGGCGATTTCCCACCCTTTGTTGATCCGCCGCCCGAAGTCGAAGTCCCGGGGTTTCCGGATGACTTCGAAAGCGGCCCGGAGTTTTTTGCCTCTCCGGATCCATATTGCATCGCATAGGCCTCCATGCCGGTAACGTGCAGCATGATATGGGGAACCTTGCGCAGCACATCCTCGTCAATCTGGCCGAGCGCGTTGGTTGAAAATTCCAGCGGCTTGCCATCATTGCCGACGACATCGGTCCAACCGCTGCAGAATGTCATGAATGCCAGCGTCGGCAGCAACTTGTTCCGCCGCGAAATCTGCGCCTGGACGGTCCGATACTCGGGCCAGTGAAGCGACAGAACCTCCCGCAATCCGCGCAGCAGCGCCACCTCTTCCGGTGCCAGCTCTTCACCTTTATCAAGAGCCGCCTCCTGATCCAGCAGATCGATCAGGTGGCCCTTATCGCTTTCATCCGCCAATGCGCGGACACCGGCCATGGTGACTTCGCGCACCACGACGTCATAGACCGCCCCGGCATTGTGGACGCCCTCCAGTTCCGCCTCGAACGCGTCCCGTTCCAGCGTCGAAGCGGTGCGCAGATGAAAGGTCGGAGGGTTTTTCCGGTCCCGCAGCCATGGCGGGACATAGGGCATTGTTTTGCTGGTGCTGGTACCGATCATCAGCTGTAACACAGGATGGAGTCAGAATCACGCAGCGACGCGTCCGGACCGGCGGTCAACGCCCGCAGACCAAGCTGTTCGGTCCGCGCGATACCGCGCTGACCAACGGCAGGACTGACCGGCAACAGCTTCGGGAAGGTGATGGAAACACGGTTTTGCGCGGTATTCCCCATCCGGATCACGCCGCTATATTCCGTTCCCGCTTCCATTTCCGCAATCGTATTGCGATTTTCGACATGGGTGGTCAGCGGATCAATGGTAAGAAGCGGCGACCGCCCGGCGATTTCCGGAGATCCGAACCCGAATGGTGTGTTGGGATCGTCGATCACTTCCTTGCTGGTGCTTTCTGCAATTCCCCAATTGCTGATCCGCAGTTCCTTGCGATTGATCAACAGCGCCGGGTTAACGCCGCCATTGCCCATGGCCAGCACAGGCGCGCTATGTTGCGGGATCGTCACTGTCGGGATAGCCACCGTGGTCTTGCCGGCATAAATTCCCATCAAGTTGAACGTCATGAACCCCGGGCGCGCTGTGTTGCCGGACCAGTCAGAAATGCTGCCACGACACCCGACAAATTTATGCAGCGAACCATCCTCGTAAATATACAGAGTGCCGGTCGGATGATCAGTTGCGCGGGACGCCACATCCTTCGGAGACGTGCCGGCGTAGGTCCAGTTGGCTGGCAGTGCCGCAGAACCGGCCACGGTGAGTGCCGAACCGAAAACATCGGTCAGGGTGGCCAGTTTGGCAGCGCTATAATCGGCAACATGCACCGTGCGGCCGCCACTGGTTCCACCCGACAGCACCAGGGGCATTCCGCGATAGGATTGCGCTACCGCCGCAAAGCCGGTGCCCAGCGTCGCGCTGGTCGTTGTTCCCGCAGTCAGGACCGCAGCAGGGACTGCGGCGGTGAACACGCCGCGCTTCCCGCACACTTCCAGCAAGCTGTGATGCGGCGGTTTGATCGATGCAGAATAGGCAGAGCTACCGCCCACACCTTTCATCCGGACCCGGATACTGACTTCCGCTGGCTGTCCGACAATCAACGGAGCGGCGTCAACCAGAGTTCCGTTGACCTCATTGCTCGCCTCGTTGGTGTAGGGCGCGTTATAGCTGTACCCGTCTGCCTCGAACGGAAAGGCATCGCTGGCACTGGGCGAAGCGTCCGTGTTCTGCGTGGCTTCCAGCTTGAACAGCATGGCCACATTGCGTGGGCGAATAATTGGATCAACCATCTTCTACTCCTCTAGGAAAAATTAAATCGCGTCCGGGTTTCCCCGATTGGTGGGAAAATTCACTGTAAATTCTGCGGTAAAAGCAAGCCGTCTGTTGCTCGCCAGCGGCGCGATCGAAACATTCATTGCGCCTTCGGTAATTTCATCGACCAGCCCGCCGATCGGCGGCTCGGTGACCAGTGCCTGGACCATACTGCTGTGCAGCGCGTTCAAAGCCGTATGGGCTGCTGAACCGCCCGCAGCCTGCACATAGCCGTCGATATTGAACGTCATGCCATATTCGGTCACACCGGCCTCGGCTTGCTCGGGCCGCTGACCCTCGTCCCAGATATGCAGCGCCGGGAATGTCGCCGGATCACCCGAAGGCATTCGCTCGACTTCATTGACGCCGGATATCGCGTTCAGCAGCGCTTCGATTTTGGCGAATATCGCCTCGCGTGCCGCCGTCATGCTGCACGCTCGACGATCAGGTGCCAGGCACCGATATCGTCGCGATCGGTAATATCGATCACCGACCAGTCGATTCCGGAGACTTCCACGATTTCGTCGTCTTTGCTTGGCACCGACGGCAGCGCCGACTTCAATATTTCGAATTTGATCATTCGCGCGCTATTGCCCGCCCCCTGGAACGGGTCGGCGGGCTGATCAGACTTGACCGCGCTGATCACTGCAGCATCGGGCGCCCAAGAGATTAAGGGGCGATATCCAGCCAGCACGATCGCCTTTCCGTCGAGCAGCACCCCGACATCCGACACACGCAATCCCTCGCCGGAATATTGCACGGTCTTTGCAAAGGCATTGTGGATGGCGATAGCATCGGCATCCGCGCCCGGCACATTGGTCATTGCCTAGTCGTCGGACTTTTTGGCAGAGGCCTTTACGGCATTAACCTCGACCGCTGTTCCGGCATCAACCATGGCTTTTGCCCGGGTCGCGGAAATTGCGTCCTTGTCGCTTCCAACCTTCAGAAGCACTCCGGATTCCCGTCGCACGCCGGCATTGTCAACCGCCGCGGTATAGATTTGAATCTCTTTCATGATGTGTCCTCGAAAACCGACGCCAGCATGGCATCCGGCTAAAATGTGAAAAAGGGGATCAGCTGCCGGTGGCACCCTCGGCATGTTGCTGGGCATCACCGTCAGTGGCATCACCACCCTGGGCATCGTCATCGTTGGCATCGCCGTCATCTTTGACGTCGGCGACAGATTGCCCCTCACCAGTCAACTCAGCGTCTTCATTGACTTCCGGCTTGGGATTCACCGATTTCTTCTCCGGCGCAGGTTTGTTCTTGCCGGGCCTCTTGGGACCAACCTTGCCAATCCGTTCGCAGATTGCGATCTGCTCTTCATCATCGATGCCCTTGATTTCCTCGCCGCGCGCGAAGTGAATACCGGCGATGGCAACCGCCTTTTGGGCAAATAATTTCTTGTTCATGACTAATGTCCTTCTCTGTTGCTGCCATGCAGCTGGGAAAAACGGGGCCGGAATCAGTCCGGCCCCGCCTACACTATCAAGCATCAGCTATCAGGTGAGTGCATCAACCATCGCGGCAAAGGATTCCGGATGACGAACCGCAACATCCACATCCTGCAGCGCGGTAACGCGTACCGTGCCGCTGGTGCTGTGCGTGTATGGATCAACCAGAATATCCAGCCCACCCCACATGCCGATCAGAAGATCAGCCCAGTTGCCGAAAATGATCGCGGAGCAAACACCCGACGCACTACCCTTGGTAAGGTTGGACGGGACCTGATTGGACACGCCGGTGGAATATCCGTTCAATGGCTCAGCCCCCTTGTCCCAGATTGGCATTCCGTTGGAACCGGAGAAGGTCTCGGTCTTTTTCAGCTTGCCGCGCACCTTGGTGTTGGTGAGATAACCAAGACTGCCCACCGCGGCATTGTCAACCGCGACCTCGGTTTCAAGGTCGACAATATGAGACCAGGCCGGAGCAAGCCCGTTCGTGTCGCCGGCGACAGAACCGATCCCGCTGGTATTCAATACACCCCGTGGCTGGTTCGAACTGCCCGATCCGTTAATACCGGCAAGATCGATGGCCAGGGCGACGATAGTTGCAAGATCCTGACGGACCAGCGCTTCGACGTCGATAGAGCTTTGCAGCAACAGCTTCCGGCTCATATCGGTGAAGGCACCCACGGTCTTGGGAGACAGCAATACTTGGTCGAAGGCCTGCTGGCTTTCGGTCGGAGACGCCGATTCACCTACCCAGTAAGCCGTCGCGCCGCCGGTCAGACGGGGAATGGCAATATTGCCATTCAGATCGGTCAGCATCCGCGCACCCATCGTCATAATCGACATGTTGTTGCGCAGCAGGTCGATGAACGATCCGGCCAGCAACTCTGTTGCCACCGTATGGCCGCCTGCAGTGTTCGTGCCCACCACCAGATCGCGCTGAGCCTCGGGCACGATCGGAGCGCGCAGCATGTCGACCGGGATTGTCATGCCCTTTTGATCAACCTTGTCGCGCTTGCGCTGCGCTTCGGTTGAGCATTCGATTTCAAAAGCAGCAGCCTCCTGAGCCTGCCGATCGGCGGGATTGGCGGCGGCATTCATCAGGCGCAGAAAACTGTACCGATCACGCTCCTGACCGTTCAGGCCGATGGCGGGATCTTCCGCCGCACGAATGGCCTGGCTATCAGGCGCCGCGGCATTGAAAGCGCGGACAAAGTCCTCGACCGACCTGCCATCCGCAACAGCCTGCTCGGCCAGTTCGGTAGCGCCGACGCGCTGGCCCATCGCCCGAATATTGGCTGCACGCTGGCGCTCTTCGGATGCCGCTGCCGCGCGCAGAGCATCCTGATCAACAACCTGTGCCGGGGCAGCACCGCCGCCATTGTCGCGCTGTGCAGTTGCCGCAGGGGCCGCTGCAGGTGCCGAGGTTGCAACTGGTGCCGGACCATTGTCCGAACCATCACGAGTTCCGTTAAACATATCTTCTTCCTCTTCATTGACTAAAGTTCGGGGATCAAAATCCTTGATTTCACCATCGCGGCCCACACCCACGGTGGTATCTGCGGGAACCGAAACCAGACTGATTTCATAGGGTTCCCATTCAAGTGCGCGGTAGGTGCATTCGCCATCTTCCTCTTTTTCAAGAACAAGTTTTTTGATGCGGTAACCGACGCTGACCAGCTTGCGGATGCCATCCTTGACATCATTGAAAATTTCATCGGCACGGGCAGATTTTCCAAATCGGACCAGCGCGCGACCTTTTTTGCCCTTCAACCAGGCCTTCTCCACAACACCCACCTGATCACGGATATTATGGTCCATCAGGAGCGAAGCAGACCCGTTCAAGCGACCAAGCTCGACAGCGGATTTGCCATGATCCAGAATTTCTACGCCCCACCACCGCTCATAAGGCTCCTCGGAAGAGAAGCTGAGCTCGACCGTGCGGGTTTCTTCATCGATCAGTTCAGCGCGAATATCGAAAGTCATTTCGCGGGTGATCGAATCTTTGGGGTTTTCGCTATCGCGCACCTGCGCGACCGCTGTTGCTGATGTTATCAGTGATGCTGCCCCGGCGAGCATAAGTGATTTTTTCATCTCGATTTCCTTTGTTCAGTCTTCGTCTTCGGGCGGAGGCCGCTTCGCATCGCTGGTCGGCGCTGCAGGCGCTGAAAAACCGCGCTCTGCTTCCGCGTCCAGTTCGTCCCATACATCCTGCGGGTCACGCCCGTTGGCGCGAATAATGCTGGCCCGGCTCTTTACGCCCAGCGCGACAGACTCTTTTGCCGCCAGTGCGTCGGCCCGCGGATCGACCCAGTCCCAACCCCGGCCAAAATATTCCGCAGCGTCATATTTTTCGAATTTGGTGAACGGCAGCTTTTTCAGATCATCATCGTTCATCAACGCCCTGGTCAGCCACCACGGGAAGATCATCATTTTCTTGGCATCAATGTACCAGTTCTGGATCACCTTCCACATTTCGCGCTCGTCCAGCGTGCCGGACCGGATGGAACTGAAATTCACATCGGTCAGATCGCCCGACAGGCCATGCGCGCTGACCAGCAATCCCATAGCCATGGTCCGCAGCGTCGATTTTACAAACGGGTCATAGACATCATTGGGATAGGACGGGTTGAACTCCGAAAATTCATAGCCGTCCGGAATAACATTGAACGTGCCCGGGTCTGCTTCGTCGATAAAATCGCCATCACCGCCGTAACCGGATTCTTCCCCTTCATCTTCGACACCCATCGGCGCGCCGGCTTCCGGATCCTTCTGCTGAAAAAATCCCATCTTGCCGGCACCGACGCGGGCGTTCACCTGCGCCGATTCCTGAAATTCATCCAGATGCTTGGCGCTGCGCAGCGCGGCAAAAGGCCACGGCACACCGCGCCATTGGTCAACCTCTTCCGGCACGAACAGATGCAGCATTTCGTCCGCCGATACTCGCTCGTATCTCTGGCCCGCCGCGCCGTGCATGTCGGCATTTCCGTTCATGATCCGCAGATGATAGGCGACCGGCTTCATCCAGCGATTGAACTCGACCCCCATACGGATACGGTTGCCGCCCGCCAGATCCATATTATATTCTTCGTCCAGCAGATGCGCCGATAGCAGCTGCAGCTGGCATCCGTGGATGCCGAAGCCGCCACCGGTCACCTTGCGCACCAGCACCTCGCCGTCGCGAGCAATCATCGTCATCGCGAGCATGTCGAACATGGTTTCGCTCAGCTTGCCGGTCACATCGAAATTGCCAGGCTTGGCAAATTTCAGATAGGCCTTGCGGATCCGTTTGCTGTCTTCATGATCACACGAACCGTCATGGTTCAGGCAATTGACCTTCAACGTGAAACCGGCGCTGCCGACGACGTTTGCCCGCACCATGCCAAAAAATTTCCGCCCATATTCGTTGTTCTTGGCAAAATCCCGGCTCCGCGCACGCATCGCCCGCAGGTTTTTGAGCAGCGACTGGTTGACCGTCTGGTCCGCCACCGTCCATTTGCTGGTCAACCGGTCGGTGATACCCGACTGAAAACTGCGCTTCTGTGCGCCCTTGGCAATATACTGCCGCTTGGCAGGCACGACAACAGCGTCATCGGCGCGCGAACGACCAATCTCAAAACCCAAAATCCGCATGATCTATAACCGCGCCAGAACTTTTTTAGGACCGGACCGCCGCTGATCTTCCGCCGCCACCTTGCGGACATATTCCCTGCGCAGTTTCAGAATTTCGCTATTCTCCATATGTTTTATCCTGCGCCCATCCTCGAACTCGACCTCCAGCTGGGTTGTCGTCGCGCGGCCCTCGATCGTCGCGTTCAGCGCATCCAGCACCTTGCGGGCATGACTGCGCGCGTCGACATCGCTTCCCGCCGGATCGGGCAGAACCTGTATTTCACCGTTATCCAGCGTCGTCCGCTCGCCTGCATTCACTGCCGATGTGGACCAGCGAAAGAGACCGGCCACCAACACAGCTGTCTGCGCCGATGTCACCGAAAAATCCCAACTATCCGCGCCACCCGAACCTATTATTTCCATAGGCGTGCCGCCTGCAATCGGCACCAGTGTCAATTTTGCTGCCCATCCGGCGGACGCCGGATAATCCTGCGCCGCCTGAACCAGTGCCAGCGCCAGGCTATCCCCGGCAACCAGTCTGGAAGGCATGGCCGACAAGATATTCGACATCAAAAATTCCCCTTATGACCGGTCATCCAGCCCTTTTTCCGGCGCACCTTGCGCGGTCGGCGGGTCGGCTTCACAGTCTGGGCCTTGTCTTCCTCCACAACCGGAGCAGCCAAGGCGCTGATTTCTTCTTCTTCGACCACCGGCCCGGAACTAAGCTTGGGCCAGGCGATGCTGTACCCCCGCGGGATCCAGCGCATGTGGTTCTGACTCTGGGCGAAAGGCGGCTTCAAAAGCGCCGCCTCTCCGTAGACCAGCAGATCGAGCGTTTCATTGCGCGCCCGGATCTGCTTCCACTTGCCGTCGACCAGTTCTTCGGACGTCAGTTCGTCGAAATGTTCATCCGAAAAATCTTCCGGAAAATGCACATAGCCGGGACCGGGTTTCGACCGGCGCAGACGCGCATCGATAACATTTTTGATCTTGTGGACATTGGGTATCCACAATCTCGCGCTGCGCCGCTTGGCACCACCCCGTGTTTTTTGATCTGCAAATTCTCCCGGAGGCATTATCTTCGCGGTTATTTTTGATCCACCCTTTACCAACGTGATGCGAGAGTGGTGAATGCCGAGTGCGACAGCCGCCTGGTAGAAATATTTCGCGCCCTCGGTGGCCTGGTCGCCCTTCCGGCCAGAACCGCCGGTATCGACCGTCACCGACAAGACTGGTGCATGGCCGATCGGCTTCCCGTCGTGACCCCGAGCCGCGAGCGGATATTTCCGGTCGAACAGCGGCAGTAAAACCTTCCAGTGTTCCTTATGGATAAACGGCTGCACACCGGTCAGTCCATCATCCAGCACATGAATCGCGAACCGGTCGATATACCATGTCTCCCGGCCTGCGGCCGTGCCCAGGCAGGAAAGTTCGAAACGGTCCTGCTGGACATCGATCGTGATATTCAAAACCTTCGGCCCGCGGGGAACCGTCCCCATTGCCCATCCCGCTTCCCGACGGGTCCGCAAATCGCTGGCCTTCACCGGTTTTTCCCCGCTCAGTTGCGACCGATAATTCTGCCCGCCCTTGACGTTGAAAAACGTGCGCAGCGGGTTTTCATCTTGACGGGCTTCCCATGCAATCTGGGCCTCCCTCCATTCCCGCGCCAGTTTCGGCCAGCTCGTAAAAGCCAGCAGACCGTCGCGCCGGAATGTCCGGCGGCGGAGCGATGTATTTTTATTATGGGCGACAAATCCGCGCTGCGGCAGATCGGTCATACTATCCAGCAACTGGCGCTTGGCCAGCGGCTCCAGGATGCACCCGTGCGCCGGGCAGATCACATGGGCGCTGGCTTCCGCATCGTCCAGGCTACCCTGGTCAAACTTCAAATCCCGTTTTATGTTGAGCTCGATCCGCTCGCCGCACGAAGGACAAACCGGTTGCAGCCGTTCGTCTGTACCCTCGGCGATAAACACCTCGATCCCGCCACTGTCTTTTGCGGGAGACGAACTCACCAATTTCGTGTCGCGTCCCTCGAATGTCGTTTGGCGGCCATCGAGCAACTTGATCGCATTGCCCTGCCCTTCGATATCATCGTCGAACTGGTCATAGTCATCCAGCCAGCCACGCGGCACGGGCCGTGCCCGAAATTGCGAACCGACCGGCCAGATCGATGTCAGCAACATCCCCCTGAACTGTTTCAGGAAAATATTGTCCGCATTCGAAGCCGACAGCATTTGTGCCTTTAGCGCCGGCGTGTTCTGGATCAACGGCTGTATCCGCCGCACCACGAAATCCTGCATCAATTGTTTGTCAGGCTGGCAGATCAGAAAATCTGCCGGGTCTTGATCGATCGACCATCCGATCCAGGCTTCACCAATCATCGACTTGCCGCCCTGCGCGGGGCCCATGTCGCCAACCTCGGATGTTGCCGGATCCGACAGAGCGTCCATGATCTCGGCCAGAAAAGGAAGCGCCTGGGAATCATAATGGGCCATATTGCGGATGGCCCATTCGTTCACGGTCAAATGCTGTTTCGGTCTGGTCAGATAGGACAATCGCGCCAAAAGCGCCGCCCCGGTTTCAAACGGCGGTATTGCTGTTATTTTCTCCTGAATCATTTCCGTTCTGAACCGCGCGTTTCAAATCATCGGCAAAAGCGTGCTGGTCTGCCTCCATCATTTCGTCGATCGCCGTCACCAGATGGCGCGGCACATCATGTCTGCGGCCAAGCCGCGCTGAAAAACTTTTAGATCGATCGCTGTCCTTGACCAGGGCGGAGGCAATTGCTTCCTCGACGCTATCCTTGCGGATCAGATCACCGCGTTCTTTGGCGATCCGCATCGCCACCAACTCTTCCTCAAGAAGCTGTTTACGCTCCTGGGCGCTCAGTTCCGCCCGTTCATCACCGACCGCCCGGTCACCGCCGAACAGATCCAGCGCCTGTTCCTGAATTTGTTGCTGTCGCCGCCGCGCCGCTTCCTGCTCGGCTTCCTTCAGGTTGCCGAGATAGGCCGCGCCCTTCTCCATGTCGATTTCGTAAGAGACGCCGTTCTTGCCCTTGGACACCACCGGAAAATCCGGATGTTCGTTCAGGAACTTGCGCAGCCACGGCTCGCTCTTGCCGATCGCGCTGGCAAATTCACCGAACGACACGATCATCTGACCGCCCCAATCCTAGCAAAAAACAAACAAAAACAACAGCTTCTGAAAAAATCTGAAACACTGCCACACGCCGCGCCTTCGGCCCCCGTACTCGCGGGGATGCCAGGGAGTACCTTCGATCCCATAAGGGCCTCCGCTACTTGGTCATTGATCGATCCTGATATCTGGGTGGTGTGCATAGGCAAGTCGCCAACATATCGTTTCGATAGCAGATTTCCAGCGATTAGTGGACAAACTATATTTGCGGTCATGACAATTCTAGGCCTTGACCGTGTCTACCTTCGCATTTCCGCCGATTAAGCTTATCGGCAATACCACCGATTGCGCGGGTGTATCGCCGCCGAAGCCCATGCGCGCCTATTTGGACCCCCATCGGACGCCGCAACTTCATCCAGGACACGCGTGATCTACCGCTGGCCAACTGACCCAGCGCCATCACCACCAGCTTGCGATCACGCTCTGGCACATGGGTCAGCCAGTCGCTGGCCAGATCACGCGCAGCAACATCGGCCCGCGTCATTGCTGCCGACCGCAGCGGCACATCGCTGGACACACCATCACCGCCGCGCGCGTCATAGTCACCAAGCCAAGCCTCGCGCACCATCAACTCCCACGGACCATCACCGGCATAAGGACCACGGCCCGGACCGACCCGCCCCGGTGTCCGCCACCAGATGCGCACGGCCTCGACCATTTGTTCCTGCACCATATCAAACGTCCAGTGCCCCATTGCGGGCGTCGGCCCCTGCGCCTCCCTACCCATCAGACACTCCCTCCACGCAAAACTGCGAAAGCTGGAGCCTCTCTCCACATGATCACCCGAAATGGAGACTTCTCTCCATTTCCATGAACAACCAGATTATCCCTATCATTCATAGTCTTGCCCTTCTTTCCTAGAAAGATATTTAGAATAATGGAGAGACTGGAGAGAGATTCACTATAGTTCCAGATGTGCGCCCCTGCGCGCATACATATGTGAAACCATGGCGATTTGCCCTCCACTCCCTCCAAAGGCGCACGGCTCCGCCCTTTCCTCCCTCCATTCCGGTGAAAAGCCGTCTCTCCGCGCCCTTCCATTCGGAGAGACGGTGGCCAGAGGAAATCACCCTCAAACCCGCCACCACTGCCGGACACAGCCCTATATGGCCGAGAAAGGAACTCACCGGCCATCAGTCATCAAATCCCGGCACAGGATCACCGCTATCATGGCCCGGAGGACGGTCATCATCGGTCGAGCTGTCGTTGACAGCTGTCCACTGACCGCTCTCTATTTCGCTTCGGGCGACCAGTATCTGCACCCCGATCCACTTGGTGCCGTCGCTATGCTTGGACTCAAATCCCTTGTCCCGCATCGCCGCGGCAAAGCCCTGGGTGGTCCACTCGGCCGCCCCCGCTTCTTTGCCCCAGGCAACGAACAGCTCGTATAGTTCCTTGGATGGCGCCCGCTCGCGTGCGGGCACGTCACCACTGATCAGGCAACATTGCGCCAGAAAGCGGCCCAGCGGGTCACTGTCATCGCGATATTGCTGGGTAGCGGCGGTGATCTGGTCTGGCGTCTGCAGGCCATTCTGGCGCAGGTCGAGCAATCCCATGATCAGCCGGCTGAATATCCCCGATGCCTCGCTGTGCAGCTTGTCGCCCAGCTCGCGATCGACCTTGTCCCACGGGATCTGGACATTCCACGGCACCAACTGCATCCGCCGCCATATACCGTCGCTATTATCCTTGATTTTCGGCTTGTGATTGCCCGATATCGTCATCTTGAACTCGGGAAGAAAGGTGAAAAACCCCTTGTTCAGGTGCCGCGCGTCGACCGGATCGGCGCCGGTAACCATCTTGACCAGCCCTTCATTCAGCGTCCCGCCTTTGGAAGGCTCGGAAACGCGCAGGAACCGCACCCCGGGCAGACGGGCGATGTCGGGGGTTGCCTGGTCACCGCGCCGCTGCCCGCCACCGGACAGAAAACTCTCGATCGGAACGCTGCCGGCATAATCCCCGGCAATATAGGCCCATGTCTCGACCGTTACACCCTTGCCGTTGCGTCCTTGACCATAGAAGAACGCCATTTTCTGTTCGCTTATGTCTCCGGTCATCGACAGACCGCCCCATTGGTCGAGAAATTGGCGCATTGCCGGATCGGGCTGCACCTGCTCCATGAACGCATCATATTGCGGGCATTTCTTTGCCGGCTTCCACTCGACATTGGCAATTTTGGTGATCAGGTCACCGCGCGCGTGCGGATAGAGCTTCGCGCCCCACACCGTGTGAAATTTGGACTTTCCCGCCTTGATATCGGCATCGGGCCGCTTTTTCGGCATCTGTTCGATGCGCAACGTGCCATTCAGACAATTGATCGCCATCCGGTCGCGATCGAGCGATTCAGGCCGGATCACGATATCGTCAAAATTCTTGGCCAGGCTGGCGATACAATTGATCCGCGCATTGCCCTCGGACGCACGTGCCCATATTTTCAGCAGGTCGGCATGGATGATCGCCTCTTTATTCGGCTTGATCTTGATCACCCGGTTCAGATGGCCCAGTTTCTCGAATTCCGCCATCCGCTCAGGATCGTCGGCCAGACTGCGATCATAAAGCTGCGGGTTCTTGCCCACCTCGGCCAGCACTGCCTGTCGCCGGTCAATATCCAGCACCACCGGATCCGGTGCCTCGAAACCGGTTGCCTCGACCAGTCTGGCCTCGAACATAATCCCGCGCACCGTGGCATAGACCGCCTGCATCACGCGTGCCGGCAATTTGTCCTTTTCCTCGCTCAGCAACGCCCAGCGGCGTCCGTCCCAAGCATACCAGCCTATTTCGGGGCAAAAGCGGAAATCATCACCATAGCGCAACCGGAACCTTTCGGCATTGCCCAGATCGGTCAGCGGCAGGAAACTGGCCGCGCGATCCTTGGCCATGTCGGGCGCGCAGCGCACCTTGTGCACCGCGCCGCCATGATCGGGGCTTGCGGGATCCGGAGCGGATCCGGCGGCGGAAGCATCCCGCTTCCCCGCGACCGGGTTGGACGTGGCTGCGCTCATGCCAGACCCAGCGCCGCCTTGTACGTGTCCAATATCGCGTCATGTTCCTGTCGGTCGTGCGTCTCCATTTTGCGGAGCCGGATCACCTCACGCATGATTTTTGCGTCATATCCCTGCGACTTGGCCTCGGAATAGACATCCCTGATGTCATCCGCCATGCCCTTTTTCTCTTGCTCCAGGCGCTCGATACGCTCGATAAACAGGCGCAGCTGCTCCGCTGCCACATTTCCCTCGCTCATTCTGCCGCCTCCAATGTCATGATTTGCGCCGTCTGCACGCCCACTTCGGGCAAGACCGGCACCGCCTTGATTTTCTGCTCGATATGGTCGGCCAGAATATCGCTGTCGGCCATCAGCCTGATCTTCGATCCCAGCGCCGCCAGTTCACGAATGGCCCGTTCATCCCAGACCAGCACGCAGACCCCGTCGCCACCGGCCATCATCCAATCAAATGGCGTGGCAAATATCGGTATTTCCTCGACGCCGGTTTCCCAGTCTGGCTTGCCTCCGCCAGATCCCAATATCCGACCATCACCGCGGCGCAGATACCACTGATCGGGCGATAACGGGGAAAAGGCGACTATATCGACCAGCATCGGCCCATCCATCACCGGCAGCACCAGCGCCGGCACACCGCCGATATCAATCGGGTTCCAAAAGCCACCGCGGCCAAATTCCACCCGCATCCGGCCCAGCGCATATTGGCTCTGCCAGCGCAATATCTGACCGACCTCCATCCCCATATCGCGAAGCGCGGTGACTGCGGTGAATTTCAGGCCAAAGATGGATAGGTCCATCTCGGAGGCCAGTTCGCGGTCCCAGTCAAAGACCGATGCCTTTAACGACCATGGAGCGTCATCTTCATGCGCCTCACACCAGGCATAAAATTTCAGGAAATCGAACGTCCCAGCCCAGATGGATTCGGCCATAGCATCGCCTTTCAATGCATCGGGCAAGGGCGGTCCATCCGTCTGTACAAGTTCCACCATCACGCCGCCTCCCGCACAGTTGAACAAATTTCAGGCATGTTCGCCCGCACCAGCGCTTCCGGCATAGGCGGACAAACGCTGTTGCCGCACATTCGCACCTGGGCGGTCTTGGTCAGCGGCTTGATCCGGCCATGCCGATCCGGAGGCCCGTCGACCGCGATTTTATAGTCTGGCGGAAAACCCTGTGCCGCATAAAGTTCGTGCGCGGCCAGCATTCGCATCCCGATATCGGCAATTGCATATTCGATGCCTTCGATCGTGACAGTGACCAGACCGAACCGGTCTTTCGTCGTTACCGTACCGATCGGCGCATCCATGCCGTGGCCACCCTGTTCATTGCCGTAATATTTGACCATGAACGCGCGAACCTCGGCAAAATGCCCACCACCGGCGGTCAATGTTCCAACCGGCTCATCGACCGACTGGCCAATCGCGTTATTGCGCAGCTTGATCAGATTGCTGGTGACCAGATTTTGCTGGGTGCCGCGCTGGGTGATCGTCGACAGCGGTTTTTTCGCTTCATGGCCGATCACACCAGTATTATGTTGCGCCATGAAGGCGGACACCAAAGCGTGTTTACCGCCACCAGCGACCACCGTCCCGAGCGGCTTGTGTAACCCGGGTACCCTCGGTTTTTGCCCTTTTCTCTCACCATATCCGGTTTGCACCAGCGTCGCACCCGCCAAAGCAAATTCCCCACCCTTGGCTGTGGTGATAGTCCGCAACGGTTCGTCCGCCGTATTGGCAAGATTGCCACCGTTCGTGTGCGTCACCGGTATAATGGACGGACTGACCAGGGCCATCTCGCCGCGATTGGCACCCGTCACCGTCGGCAAGGGTTGTTCCGGCCCATAGACACGGCTCTCGCCGCCATGATGGGTCAGTGGAACAATGAAGGGTTGCGCCGCATCGATCACATAGCGCTGGATCCCCACCGCAATCCGCCTGCAGGTCGCGTCTTTCAATGGCCGCTTGCGGGTAAATATGCTGGGACAAGGTATCGACCAGTCAATGATTTCCGCCGCCGTGCGCCATGGATGTGGACGCCCCTCGCCATGCGTCGGGGACGGCCAGACAATCGGCTCGCCATCGCACCTAGCGATCAGGAAAAGACGCTTGCGCGTGGTTGGCGCGCCGTAATCGCACGCGCGCAGCTCGCGCCACTGAACGCGATAGCCGTGCCGGCGCAGTTGTCCGACCCATTTGTCAAACGTCTGCCCCTTGCGATCCGGACAAGGGCGGCCATCATCACCGATCGGGCCCCAAGTGCGAAATTCCTCGACATTTTCCAGCATGATCACGCGCGGTTTATTGGCCCCGAGCCGCTTTACCCAGTGAATCACAATCCACGCCAGATCCCGAATATTCGCGCTGACCGGCTTGCCGCCCTTGGCCTTGCTGAAATGCTTGCAGTCTGGGCTGAACCACGCCAGATCGACGGACTGACCGCCGGTAGCATCCAGTGGGTCAATCGCCATGATTGACTGACAAAAATGCCGGGTCGCAGGGTGATTGGCCTTGTGCATCGCAATCGCTTCGGGATCATGGTTGATCGCGACATCGACCGAACGCCCTATTGCCGCCTCGATCCCCGTTGAGGCACCGCCACCACCGGCAAAATTGTCAATGATCAACCCCATCACGCCGCCTCCGCATTGAATTTCTTTTGCGTCGGCGTGCGGTCACCGCCCGAATAGGTGCGAAAAGCCCTAGGCGGATCGCACAATATCAGGCCGAATTTATCGGCAAAGCTGGGTGGGAAGACGGTCATATAACCCGTTCCAGTTCACTCAGCATCCGCGCATGATCGCTGCAGTTTGTCCGCAGCCTGCGCGATTGCCGGACAGCGTACAGCGCGCTGCTGTGGTTGCGAAAACCAAGCCGACCGGCGATCCGCGGATAGGACCAGTGAAGCTGTTCGCGCATCACATGGGCGACCGCAAAGCGCACTTTGGAAATCCGGTTATCGGCCGCGCGTCCGGACGCACAAATGACCGCCCGCGCGACACCGGTCACCGATGCGGCACGGCACAGGAACGGATCATGGATCATGACTTTGTCCCCATTTCACTCAAATCCATCCGGTGCAGCCCGGCGTTTACATCGTCGGTCATGCTGATCATCACCCGTTCGATCTGGTCGGCCATATCGGCGCTGATCCGGCCCTGGGTGATCGCGCGGCGCAATCCGGCCCGTTTCTGTTCGATCAATTCACGAAACCCGTCGCGCTCCAGCACCCGTTCCGCGCTTTTGGCGCCGCGCTCGACGTCGGCGAAAGTGCGGCGGGTCATGCGGCTATTCCTTTATCGGCGGCGCACAAGGCATCATATTCGATGATGAACGCGGTGATCAGCGCCTCCCGACGGGAGCATTGGTTTTGTATGCGGATCACACTGGCTTCATCGAGCCAACCCTGCTGTTCGACACTGGCAATTGCCTCGGCAAAACGGTCCTGGTCAAAACCGGCCATCTTCGCCCGACCCTGAAAAACCGGATAGAGCGCCGGTAGCAATGTCCCGGCAAAGCGCAGCGGTTCGTCGCAATAGGCCTTGGCCAGAACCGCCAGCGCTTTCCCGACGACACCATCACCATATTGCAGACGCGCCTTGGTAATCGCCGGCGCGCAGAATATCTGCAGCGGCTTCCACCCGGTCCAGTTGGAATGTGGTGCCAGCGATAGTCCGGTCTTTTCGATCAACCGTAACGTCGCTTTCGCTTCCACATCACCACTCGCCAGGCTGGCGCGAAATATATCGCCCTGCGACAGTTTCTGCCGCTGCTGGTTCAACGCGACAAAGGTCCGCGCCTCTTCCGCTGCATTGGCGTGGCTGGAAACAACGCAAGGCAGGTGCGGAATATCACCCCTGTCGCGCGCGCCAAACAGCCGGTGCTGACCGTCAACGACCAGCAAGGCCCCATCATCTCTCCGGGAAATGGATAAGGGAAGACAAAGTCGCCAGTCCCAACTGTGGACCATCGACTTGATGATACGCTTTGATTGCACGCCCTCGGTCACCCGCTGATAGACCGGGTCGATCTGCAACCGATCGATATCGATCCACTCCAGCGTCGGAGGAGTACCCAATATAGCGTTTGAAGAATCAGCCATCACACCACCATGCTTTCCAGCGGCTTGCCAAAGGGAGCATCACCATGGCGCGCCCGATGCGCGGCTTCGCATCGCTGCACATGCGCGGCATGACGACGATCGCCCTCGCCGCGCCGCGCGTCCAGTTCATCGGCCCGCATCATCGGTTCGGGTGTCTGTTTTTTGCCGGTCGGGGATCGCGATTCCTTTTTCAACGCCGGAAGCCCGTCGGGGAAACGGCGCATCGCCGATCGAAAGGCTTCCACCGTGTCGCGGTTCGGGTTGCGCGCGGCGAGAATATTCTGCACGCCCGACCCGTGCGCCAGCGCCTCCAGCGACAGGCGCACCCGCGCGCTGCCGGTATTGACCAGATAATCCTCCAGCTCGCGCTTGAACGCCACCGCTTCGTCATCATTCAACCGGTGCATCGGCACATTGCGCGATTCCGCTTCACTGCAATGCGGATCCCCGCGCTCACCGGCGGTCGACTTGCCGGTGGCCACGATCGTCACGATCCGCGACTGTTTGAACCGCTCGATTGTGATCAGCCCCTGGGCGACCAGCTTGTTCATGATCTGCGGTGGCGCGCCAACGCTGTTCATCCCAAGTTCGCCGCACAGCGCGTCATTGGTCGGACAGACCTGCCCCGCCTCCGCAGCGGCGGTCAATATATCGAGCATCCGCTGCTCGCGCGGGGTGATCTGGATCATTCGCCGCACCCCCGCCCAATCTGTCCAGGATTTTCGGCAACGAAATCTTTCCAGTGGCGCCATCCCTGCGGACAGGCAAAACCCCATTCGCGGACCTTCGGCCCGGTGATGAACAGAGACACCGCCCGGCCCCCTTCGGGAATTTCCAACCGGTGCAGTGCCGTTGCCTCGCGCTTGACGAAATCACCCGCCTTGCGATGCACGACACTGCCATCGGGAAGATGCTCCAGATATTCGCCTTCCAGCAACCAGCTGATATTTTCCCATGGATGGTCATGCAGCGCACGATCATCGTCGCTGTGCAAAATCTCGTGCAGATACATATTATGCTGCTCATTGCGCGGCACGACCCACCACCGGCGCAGATAATTGTCACCGATCACGAAATCGGGTTCGCGCTGCATGATTTCCGCCGCCCACAATTGCATGTCGGCCAGGTCGGCAAATGGCTGCGCAAAGAAACTGCTGTCGACTGCGGACTCGATCTCTTCGCATTCGGAACATTCGGGGCGATCATCCGACCGTTGAAACCCGATCCCGCACCCTTCACATTTCCGAACCATCACGCCGCCTCCTCGCTTGATTTTCCATCGGGCCGATCGCCAACCATGTGCCGCGGATCCGCGTCCCTCTGCATCACCGGATCGTCATCTTCGTCGATCATCCGGTTGACCGGTGATTTGCGGGCGCGTTCCTGTGCGTTCCTGTCGGTCATAATGCCCCCTGCAACGCAGCTTCCGCCGTTTTCATGCCGGCATATTTGCCGGTTAAAATCGTGACCACGCGGCGCCCGAACGGACTGTGATCCTCGACGGAAATATAACCCGCCTTGACCAGGCGCCGCATCCGGTAGCTGGCCGATTTGTCATCGGACAATTTGCACGCACGGGCGAGTTCGCGGTTGGTCGGGCATGGCCGCTTTTGGCTAGCCGCATGGCGCAATATGCGCAGCAACACGCCCTCGATCGACCGGCGCGGCTTGCGGGCGAACCGCCCGTCATTTTTCATCTGTGCCTGACGCCGCTTCATCCGCGCGATCCGGCCCTCGCCGCGTTTGGCCAGGTAGACACCCTCACCCCGGTCGCGGGTAAACAGGGGGATGATGATCCCGGCATCAATCATCGGACGCGTCTGCGCGGCGAGGGCGGGCGTAATATGGTCACGGGCATAGGCGATTGTGTCGCCGGGACGCGCCCGCTCTGCCCATCCCATCAATTCTTCTCCGCGCATCAACAGCATCGCCTATCCCCCCTTGGTCAATTGCGCAGTCCGGTGGATCGCAGCGCCAATATCCATCAATCGCGCGGCACGCGCCTCCATCTGATGTTGATCGACCTCGCTCGCGGTCACGCCGTCACCATTGGCAACAGAGGCTGCGATATCGGAGGTGATTTCACCCGCTTCGGCGGAAAGGCGCGCAACATGGGTCAACCAGTCATGCCCATCCGGCGTATCATCCGATGCTGGCACAAGGACAAAACCCTGTTCTCGCGCCAGCGCGCGGGTGACCGGGGGATGGTCGGCCATGCCAACGGTATTGGCTTCCAACTCCATAACCTCGGCGATGGTCAGAAAATCTTCTGTGTTGGGCAAGGCCACATCGGAATAACGCTGATGCCGTTTGCCCAGATGCTCGCCTGCGGCGACCTGGCCACCGAAAGAACGGATCAATGCCCGCGTTGCGGATTTGAGTAGCTGCAGGCGCGGCGCCAGTTGCACGGTGCGGTTCATGCGGCAATCTCCCGAGCTTTGCCGGATGACATCGCGCCATCCGTCGAGATATTGTCGAGACGTTCCAAAAACATAAGAGCGGAGTCAGGAATGCAGTTATCAGTCCAGTTTTCCCCAATCCGGAAGAACGCTAGCAACTTTTCAAATGTCGAAATTGTGCAGGACGAGCCCGCCCGCAGCCGATCAAACAATTTACTGTCATTTGCCACTTTGCTGCCAAGTGTTGCTTCACTTCTATTGTTCGTTTCCGCCCAGATTTCGGCTAGGCGACAAAGATGATCAGCGAGTTGCACGTTGAAGTCTCCAGATTTGGTCCAGCTACTAATGCGGAATTTAATCCGCTCTTGTCAACGGAAATCTTTCCGCGTGACGAGACTGAACATTTGCGGGATAAGTTCCGCATGTCGAAATTCGCAGAATTCCTTGAAAGAATGGACGCCCTGCGCGTCGAAAAAGATTTTTCGGATCGGTCGCTGTCCATTGAGGTCACCGGAAAACCCGACCTTATTCGCACGATCCGTAAGAGACAGGCACTTCCCACCGGCGACAGCTTGATGCGATTGGCCGATGTGCTGGGGACCACTGCCGATTATTTAGTGAGCGGTACCGAAATCCGCTCAGACGCCTCCGTTCGCGATGGTCCGCTCGCGTTCAAACCGCAACCGCATCGCGGCGACCTGCCTGTTCTGGGCACAGCCCATGGCGGAACGGTGAGCATCATTGACGGCAATAGTGATACAAAAGTAGAGCAAACGCTGTTCGAACCAACCCAGATCATCCGCTATATCACGCGTCCCCGCGCCTTGACCGATGCCCGGGACGCCTACGCCATCTATGTAGAGGGCGAATCCATGTATCCCCGCTTTGGCCCTGGTGAAATGGCCGTGGTTGACCCGCGTGTCCCGCCACGCATCGGCGACGATGTTATCGTGCAACTATCTGAAAATGGCGACGATGAAATTCATGCCATATTGATAAAACGTTTGGTCCGCCGCAGCGCCAGCTTTGTCGAGCTGGAACAATTCAACCCACAGGCGGTATTTCGCATCGATGCTACGCGTGTAAAACGACTGCATCGCATTTGTCCGGCAGGGGATCTGCTCGGAGGCTGACATCACCGCCTGCATGAAGCGGAATTTATTCCGTATTCCGTATTGACAAGGAAATAGTTCCGCATTTATAACGCTCCCAACAAACGGGAGTGACCCATGCTGAACACCGAAACACTTTTTCCCCACAGTGGCAGCTTCGCCATGCGTCGCGATGCGGCCACCGGCAAATATGAATTGCCGGTTCGGATATTGCGAAACAACGGGGACGGCACCCTGCTGACCGGTGATCCTGTCGGAGGCGCCCGGCGGCGCAACAGCGCCAGCATCAATTGCAACGTGGACATAGACGATCTGCTACCGGCGACCCGCGACCGCTGCCTTGCTGCTCGCGGCAAACATGCCTTCCGGTTGACGGCATGAACCGCTCCCTGACAGCGGATCAGAGAATCAGTTTCACCCGCAACATGCGCGACTTCTGGGCCGATCACGGCCTGCCGATCCTTGATCGCGCGGTGATCATCCTGGTCCCCACCCTGATCTTCGCACCCGCCTATGTCGGGTGGCTGCGGTGAGCGGACTGCGCTTTCACTCGCACGGTCGCACCGGCGATGAACCACCCCGCACATGGGCTATGCGCGCCAATGACGGCATCTGGGACTTCGACATCAAACTGCAACGCACTGCCCGCCTGAAACGTGGCCTGTTTTGCGGAATCCTCGCGGCATTGGCTATCACCGCGCTGATCTGGAAGACTTCGCAGTGAACGTCCCCGACAGCGCCCGCACCGAATATGGTCGCCGCCTGGCGACGGCAGAGGCACTGGAAAGCAGCCATGGCTTCACCCACGCGATCGCCGAACGGCTGCACAATTGGCAGCGGATCGCGTGGCTGCTCGACCCGGCGGGCCGGACAGAGGGAGCGGCGCTGTTCATCGCCGAACAGGAACTGGCGGCGATGACGGCAGAGGCGACCCACTGCCGCGATATCTGGCTGGACAAACATCGCGCCGATCCGGCGGACAGCGCGATCAACGCCCGCGCCCGCGCCCTGTGCCACATCACCCGAACCCTCGAAATCCGCCTGAACAGCGCCCGCAAATGCGCGCGGCCGATGGAACTGGAGCAAGCAGCATGACCGACATAGCCAGAGATTGCGCGATCGACCAGACACTCGCGTGGAGCAAGAAACAGGTCACCCAGCGCAACGTCCCGCCCCGCCCTTATCGCGGACCCTATCCCGACCTCACCGGCCCCACCTGCGCCGAAATGGACAAAGTCGCCCGCATCGCGGACGCGATAGAGGGAAAGCCATATCCCCATATCGACAGAAGGGGGTGAGTGATGGAGTGGGATAAAAACTATCGGCGCTTAGAAATGGGCGAGGTGATCCTGTCGACCGATGAAGTCCAAAACGATGACGGGACATGGCGGGAAACAATCGTCGCTGGCACTAAAGCGCCTGACCCAAATTATATGTCGCATCGCGTCTATAGGCGCTTAATCCCCACCGGAGAACAGCCATGAATGACATTGTAGGGCGGTTGAAAGAATTTCGAGAATTTCTTTCCGGCAGAAGCAGCCTTCAGGGGATATGGTTTGGCGATCCACAAATAAAGCGCGGGCTAGGGATGACGTATTGGTGGCGATCTTCTCACCTTCCAATATTGACCGAAGCAGCCCAAGCAATAGCCGACCTAACCGCCAAGAATGAGCGGTTGCGGGAGGCTTTGGAGCCAAGTGGCAGCACCAAGGCTGCATATAGCGGAGAGTTCAAGTTTTCCATCACTGAATACGATGATGAAATGGATGAGGACTATGAGCGGGAAATTGCGGTGCCGTGGATAACCGTTAAGGAAATCATGAAAGCTATTTCCGCCCGAGCAGCCCTACAGGAGCGCAAGCCATGACCGCAGAGAAAACGATAGATGGAGATATGAAAATGCAGGAACCAAAATATAAGTTTGAGCAAGGTCAAGTCATTAACCGTTTCAGCGGTGAGGCTATCCCGAAAAATGAGCCTGTGATGATTTTTCGAGCACGAGATATTCATGCAATTCAAATGCTGTATTATTACCGCGAGCTTGTGAATGATCAGGAGCACGCTGACATTGTGTTGAGGCGGATAGAGCAGTTTGAGGCGTTCAAAAAAGAGTTTCCAGACCGGATGAAAGAGCCTGATACGGAGTTGCCGGAGAAATCGCAATGACCCCAGACCAAGAGCACAACCAGAACGCGATAGTCATGGCCCTGCTGGGGCTTGGTGCGCTAATCTTCCTCATTGCTGGCATAGCAGCCTTGGTATCATCATGACAGACGTTAAGGAACTGTTGCCGTGTCCGTTTTGTGGAAATAAAAAAATCAGCCTGTTTTCTGCTGATGATTTGGACTGCGGTGGATTTATCATCCAATGCCTGACTGGTTGCCCAGCGCAAGTTTGGGCTGATACGGAAGCCGAAGCAGTCAAGGCATGGAACACCCGCCCCTCCCCCGACCGAGAATCAGTGGCGAAGGCAATAGCAGACGCTGCCGGTGCAACATGGCCGCAGGACGCTGGCCGATACCGTGCGATGGCCGATGCCGCCCTATACGTCCACCCCTCCCCCGATAATGCGGGGGAGGTTGCCGCAAAGGGAAAGGCGCTAATTTCCGCACTAGACTACAGGGAGATTGGCGACAAGGTTGCGGAGGCAGGTGCCACCCATTGGGAAGACATACAGATTGCCGCGACCGAGTTGGACGAAGCAATCGCCGCCCTATCACCCCCTATAGATCGCAATGCGACAGTCACCCCGACCAAGTTCAGCAACGGGAAGGTTGTCCAGGCATCTGCTACCGAGAAAACCCACCCATGACCCTCCTCTACACCGAGTCGGAGGCCGCTACCGAATTGCGCCGCTCGTCGCGGTGGTTGCGGGAACAGCGCAAAACCGGCAAACTTGACTTTGTAAAGATTGGCGGGTCAATTTTCTATGCGCCGGATGATCTGGTCGCATTCATCAAGAGGCACCGCCAATGCGCATCTATCAAAGAACCGGTTCGCCCTACTGGCAATATGACTTTGCCTGGAACGGTCAGCGATATCGCGGCAGCTCGGGCTGCAAGAGCCAGCGCGAAGCCGAAATCCATGCCTATACGCTCCTCGCGGAAATAAAGGCGCGGCCCACCCACCGGCAAAGCTGGGCGCTCACCCATGTCATCGCCACCTGGTGGGACGAACATGCCCGCCACACCCGCAGCAGCGATGCGATCTGGTCCAATATTGAAAATCTGTCCCGCTGTCTCGACTGCTCGATCATGCTGGAGGATCTACTCGCCCCCCGCCTGCTCGATTTTCGCGCCCGCCGCCGCGGAGAGGGCGCCAGCGGCCCGACCATCAACCGCGATTTGGCCTATCTGAAAGCGGCGATCAACCATGCGGTCAAATTGCATGGAAAGACTGCGCCGGCACTCAACTGGAAGTCGCTGAAATATCCGGAAAGCCCGTGGCGTGTGCGCTTTCTGTCGGCGGAGGAATATGCCGCGCTGATCGCGGCCGCCCATGCCGACCTGCGCCCGATCATCATCGCCGCCGTCGCCACCGGCCTGCGCCGGGGCAATTTGCGCGAAATGCAATGGCATCAGGTCGACCTGCCCGGCGGCACGATCACCGTGCCCCGGACAAAGGCCGGCAGACCGGTGACCGTGCGCATCTCCGCGCCGCTGCGCACCGCGCTGGTCGCGATCCGCAGGCCGAAAGGCGATGTGTTCGACTGGACCAATTTCAAACGCCGCTGGATCCGCGCCGTCGCCGATGCCGGGCTGCAGGACTTCCGGTTTCACGATCTGCGCCACACATTCGCCAGCTGGGCGCGTAAGGGCGGCGCAGACCTGATATCACTGCGCGACGCGCTTGATCACAGCAGCATCGACATGACCATGCGCTATGCGCATATCGTCAGCGATCAGCAGCAAACCCCCTTCGACCACGCCAGCAGCGCCATGCAAAGCGCGATCGACAACGCCGCCGAAATTGGCACCGAAACCGGCACCAACGGCACAATCCACGGCACAATCGAAAAAAAGAAAGCCTGAAAATTGCAGTTTCACGAGGGTTACAGCCAATGCGCAATCAAGATTAGGAATCTGATGCTCTATCCGACTGAGCTACGGGCGCTTGGTAGCGACGGGTTTAGCCACATCGGCGGGCGCATGCCACAGTCAATTTTTGGATTT